AAGCTCTTCGATGTCTTTGGCACCGGGCAGCATCCCGGATTTGAGTTCGGCTATCAGTTTTCTGATGGTGCTCATGGTGATCCTTTCGGGCGAAAAAAAAGCACCTCGTGGTGCGTAATGGGTGACAGATCAGCAAGCAGCACACTCATCCCACTGCAAGGGTTAAAAAACACCGCTTGTGATCTGTCGTAAATATCAAGTCAGGGCAGTACATCAGCTTTCCCTTGCCCGGAGTCTCTGCTGTACCGGACGCGGTTAACTACCCTGACTTGATAGCCCTCGATGGAGGGCTGGAGTTATTTAGCCGTAGCCGGAGCCGTCGCCGTAGCCGGAGCCGTCGCCGTAGCCGGAGCCGTCGCCGGAGCCGTCGCCGTAGCCGGAGCCGTAGCCGTAGCCGGAGCCGTAGCCGTAGCCGGAGCCGTAGCCGTAGCCGTCGCCGTAGCCGGAGCCGTCGCCGTAGCCGGAGCCGGAGCCGTAGCCGTAGCCGGAGCCGGAGCCGTCGCCGTAGCCGTAGCCGGAGCCGGAGCCGGAGCTGCTTACTGTTTCCATTCAGGCACGGCTGCGATAGACGCGATTGCCGCCTCAGTGGCCGGGATGATCTCGATTGCCTCAGTCAGCACCGCCACAGCGACTGGCGCGGGGAACTTGCATTTATTTGGCTTGCTTGTGCCGGTTGTAGCGAGTTGAGACAGGCTCGCCGCACCATCCCAGTACCACATGCGCCGTGCGTCTGTCAGCACAACCTCTTTGCCGTTGCGCTCTTTCAAAGTACCCAAAAACACGCCCGCGCTGCAGGTTCTCACCATACAAACTTTTCCAATCATCACTTTTCTCCTTCGTTGAAAAACCAAGAGCACTCACCAAATGCGCTTGGGTTTTGGTTCGTTTTCTTTTCTTGGCTGAACCCAGCCTCACCACGCGGTCATTTAGACGGCGGGTTTGTTCCACATCACTCCCCAGTCGCTGGCGTCAGACTGGATCTAAGCGGTGACCTATTTGTTAGCCCGGTTGGTTCTTGCTCCGGTGCGGCTTGTTTGCTGCCTGTGCCATCAGTAATCTGCTGGCTTGGGAGTGATTATTACCCAAAGGTAAACACCATGCAATACCTAAGGGTAATGTTTGTGTGAATTTAAGGGTTTTCACCTAGAAAAAACACTGTTGCGAATGTCATACCAAAAGCACGGGCGTAAAAAAACCGCCTCGGTTGGCGGTTGGTGGGGGTGGCGGGCTATCGGATTACCAGTCGGACGGTTTAAATAAACTGGTTCCGGGTATGTGAGTTGGAAACTGTGAGGCTTGTAAGGATGTGGTGCTGATTGCCTTTACAAAGCTGGCTGCAATTCCTGATTTGCGTGACAACTCAGCCGCCGACATCTCCTTGAGTATTTCGGCCAACTTCAGGCGGCGACGTTCAAAAACTTCCATGGTCACAAGTTACCACTAGGTAATTTACCTTTGGGCTTGACAAAGATTACCCTAGGGTAAATAATGCAGAAATGGAATTCAAAACTTTTTACCTCTCCATGCATCCCGACGATAGGGAATTGTTCGCTGCGGCGACGGGAACAAGCACTGGAATGCTCACGCAGGTGGCTTACGGACACAAGCAGATTGAGCTTGGCTTTGCTGACGTACTGGTGGCAAAGGGCAACGGGTACGGTCTGGACGCGCTCCCTTTGACAGATCGAGCCAAAGATCAAAACCGCATTCGCTGCGAAGTCACCACCACCCACAGCAAGGCGAGCGTCTAAATGTCCATCCCACTGCAACCAGTGACAGTGAAGTTCGCGCCTGACGACCTGCCGATTCTGCGCAAGATGGCCGAGTACCGAGGCATGGATGGGGTGAGCGAGTATGTGCGTCATCTTGTTCTCCAAGACCGTGATGCATTACGCAAACAACGGGACGGCCTCAATCGCATATTCGACGACGCGGGTTCGGAATGCAAAGAGTCAACGGTATTGCCGCGTATTACTTCGCCGGATGCATCAAACCGGAGTCATTCGGAATGAGCGCAATTCCCCCCCACGATACCAATGATGTCTGTGCGCTGGCCGTTGGTCGGTGCGCCAAGTCACCTATCTCGCAATGGGATGCATACGAGGCCGCTAAACGCGCCTGGGTAGCCGCAAATGAGCACGCGACAGGCCTGGAGTACGAGGCGGCTATGCAAGAGATTTTGGAAGGGATGGGGCTTTGAGGATGCGGATTAAGAACTATGTGATGACCGCCTACTGCGATGGCAATTTGCCTGCATGGGTAGTGACCACAGCGTTTTTCATCTTGAGATTGAAGTACTTATGAGTTTTTTTCAAGGCTAGCAACTGACTAATTACCAGAAGCGAAAAGCAGATTCCTCTCACTGCCTGCCATTGATTTTTTATGAGAGTTGTTAACGACGAGGTAAACATGAAATACGAACTAGAAAATTGCAGCGCTGAATTGACCATGGAAAAAGAGCCGATGGTCACATTTGTTTTCCATGGAAGCGAAAGAAAAGAAAAGTTTTTTGCAAGTCAAGTTCTTGCCTGCGCTGCTCGAGTTGAATCATTCACACCAAGCCCGGTATGGGATGACGAAACATGTCAGACCGTTAGCGGCTTTGACATCCATGTGCTAGCACAAGGTATCACCAAGGCGTTACCTCCATCAGTCGGCGAGTACCGGATGGTATGGGTTCCAAACGATCCATCACTCCCATTTTGAGGAGCAGTCAATGAACTATTTCCCATTCAATGTTGGCGACTACGCTGCTCATACAGGCCATTTGGAGCCTATGGAGGATTTGGCATACCGTAGGCTGCTAGATCAGTATTACCTGCGTGAAGGGTCACTTCCAGCCGACATACAAGCCACTGCTAAATTGGTTCGGCTGCGCTCCATGATGGCTGATGTTGAGTCAGTACTAAACGAATTTTTTAGACTGACGGATGCTGGATGGGAGCATAAAAGATGCGACGAAGAGATTGCAAAAATGCAGGACAAGCAAGCGAAGGCTCGCGACGCTGCTGAACTAAGCGTGAAATCTCGCAGAGCGGCGGCTGAACGTCGGTTAGAGCAACAACAAACGGACGTTGAACGGACGTTGCCAGAAAAGCAAACAGACGTTCAACTACCAACACCAACACCAACACCAACACCAACACCAGTATTAAATACAACAGCTAAAGCTGTAGGCGCTTCGCTCCGCAAGGCACAAACGCCTTTGCCCGATGGGTTTGAACCGGACTCAACCGGGATTGAGGCAGCGCGAGAAAAGCACGTCAACGTGCAGGCAGAACTGCCTAAGTTCAAAAACTACCACATGGCCAAAGCCTCGCTGATGGCCGATTGGCAAGCGGCATGGCGTACATGGGTCGGCAATGCCCGTCCGTCTGCGTTCGTTGCCAAGCCCGCTGACTGGTGGACGGTTGCCGGATTTGACAACGAATACGAGGCCAGGAATGTCGGGTGCTCGCCCAGCACTGCCAAGTTTTTCCGCGATGGAAAACGGATTGCGCAGGCGGTGGCATGAACGCAAAAGAAGTCTCGGAAATGCTGGCGAAAGACGCCACAAACGTCGCTTCGTACCTGCTCCACGGCGGAAAAAAGCACGGCAGCGAGTGGAAAGCTGGAAGCAAAGGCGGTGAGCCTGGAAACAGCCTCTCGGTTCGTTTGACTGGCTCAAAAGCTGGCGTGTGGCGTGACTTTGCAACCGACGAAGGAGGCGACTTGCTTGACCTGTTCGTGGCGGTTAAGGGTTACTCAATCTCCGAAGCCTTGGCAGATGCGAAGCGCTTTCTGAACGTGGTCGATCGGATGCCGGAACGTAAGCCAGTGGAATACACACGACCACAGCGCCCGAAGAATTCGATCCCCACAAGCCGGGTACGCGAGTGGCTGAATGGCCGTGGCATCACTGACGAAACAATCGAGTCGTTCAAAGTGCGCGAGGTGAGCCGTAACGGTTCGGTGTGGGCTTTGTTCCCTTACTTGCGTGATGGCGTGTATGTCAATGGCAAGTACCGCAACCCGGACGACAAAAAAGGGATGCAACAGGAAAAAGACGCTGAACCCTGCTTATTCGGCTGGCATTTGGTTCAACCCAAAGACCGAACCATCATCATCACCGAGGGCGAGATTGATGCCATGACGATATGGCAGTGTGGCCTGACGGCTTTATCTGTCAACGCGGGTGCGAACAACCACCAATGGATCGAAAACGATTGGGACCGGCTGGAGAGATTCAGCGAAATCGTGATTGCATTTGACCACGACGAGCAGGGCGACAAAGGCGCTGCGGAGATCATGAAGCGCCTTGGTGTAGAGCGTTGCAAGCGCATGAAGATGGGCGCAAAAGATGCCAATAAGTGGCTGATGGATGGCGCTACACCGGAAGACTTTAAGACCGCCATGCTGTCAGCCAAGGCGCAAGACCCAGACGAAATGAGATCGGCAAGCGAGTTCATGGGCCGGGTGTTGTCAATGTTTTACCCGGCAGCAGATGCAGACAAACACCCAAGACTAAAACTTGACATTGAATTTGAATGGTTCGAGTTTAGGCCGGGAGAGTTGACCGTATGGACGGGCTACAACGGTCACGGCAAGAGCTTGCTGCTGTCTCAGGTGCAACTTGGCTTGATCGCTCAAGGCGAGCGTTTTGTGGTGTTCTCGGGAGAAATGCAGCCCGACTACCTGTTGAAACGCACGATCAAGCAGGCGACCGGGCTCGACCGTCCAACGCCAGCCTACATCAGCGCGGTGTTCGAGTGGTTGATTGATCGCTTCTGGATTTTCAACCAGCAAGGCAGTGCGACCTTGAAGCGGCTGATTGAGGTTTTCACCTACGCGAACAAGCGCTACGGGGTGCGGCATGTGGTGATTGACAGTCTCATGATGACAGACGTTCCAGAAGATGGCCCAGGTGCGATGACGGCGCAAAAAGAGGCAATCCGGCAGTTGTGCGACCTTGCCAAAAAAACGGGCATCCATGTTCATTTGGTTGCTCATCCGCGCAAAGGTAAAGATGAAAGCGCTGGCCCTGGTAAGGCCGACGTAGCTGGTAGCTCAAAGATCACAGACGGGGCAGATAACGTATTTGTTGTGTGGCGTGCTCAAAAAGACCAAGCAGA